AGATTCCAAGGTCCGTCTTGGAATTATTGAGTGGGCAGTTTTAGAAGAACTGATCCAGTTTTGGGAGAACAACAATGGCCAACAAGCGTAGATTTAATGACACAATTATTAAAAATGGAATGATTGTAAAAATTCGCAAAGATGGGACAATTCGATCAGTAGTTGGTCCGTATATTGTAAAACATAAGAAGGTAAAGTAATGAAAGAAATACTTTATACTACATTAACTGGTACTGTCGTAGGTGCAATATTTAGTGTGCTTAAGCTGCCTATTCCAGCACCACCAGTATTTGCAGGTCTTATGGGAATTGTAGGTTTGTGGATAGGCTACGGAATAGTTCAGAGGTTTATTTAAGTGGCAGATGACAAGAACACTTTAGAGTTAATTAGTTCTATTACAGAATTTAATGATCTACATGAGTATATGGCAGACGATCAGTTAGACAAAGCTCTTGCAATTGTAGTAAAGCTTTTAATGAATCCAGACGTTCCTTCGGCAAAGGCCCCATACCTAATTATTGAACTACAGGCTATGTCTACAAAGTTTTCTATGATGGCTTCTTACTATTCTACTATAGCTAAAGATAAAGCTGGCACTACAAACAATAACAAGAAAAATATTTATTATTCAGCAAAGGAGTCCATAGACAAACTTGTAGATGCACTTAAGTATGTCGTTAGGTATAATTCATAATGGGTAGAGATATTGTAAAGAATCTTAAGTTTAAAAAGCATACTGGCAAGTTCTTTGACCCAGAAAAGTTTGCTAACCTGCTTGATGAAGCGTATAGGAATACAAAACGTGCTGATGGAGAGATGACCAAGAAGTCATTTAGCCCAAGTTCTTTGGGATATGGTCATGGAACATGCCCTAGATATTGGTATATGGCATTTAGCGGGGCAATGTTTATTGATGACAATGATGCCGTTGCGGTTGCTAATATGGCACAGGGAACACAGGCTCACGAAAGACTGCAGAATTTAATTAAGACTATGCCAGAATGGAAATCAGAAGAAGAAGAAATCATTAATGAGTACCCTCCAATTCGTGGGTTCATAGATTTAATTATGGAATATGATGGCGAGACAGTTATTGGTGAAATTAAAACTGCTAAGCAAGAAGTTTGGGATGCTCGTCAATCTGAGATGAAGCCAACTCCCAACCACATGCTACAGCTTCTGACTTATATGAAATTAAAGAACGCAAAAGAAGGCTTCTTTCTATACGAGAATAAGAATACTCAAGAGATTATAGTTATTCCAATCTCAATGAATGAAAAGAATACTAAGATAATTGAAGATACATTTACTTGGATGATGGAAGTCTGGGACAACTTTAAAGACGGAGATCTTCCAATGAAGCCAGCGGGAGCGTCTAAGTACAAACTTCCCTGCACATACTGTCCAGTAAAGAAAGAGTGCTACTCAAAAGAAACTCCAACAGGAACTGTTCAAATAGAATTGTTTGAGATACCTAAAGTATGATCTGTTCTAATAAAGAATGCGCTATAGAGTTTGAACCTAAAACACATAATCAAAAATATCATAATGATGAATGTTGCAGAGTGGCAACAAATCGAAGAATTATGGAAAAGTATTATGAAAAGAAGGCAATCAGACAAGGCGCTGCTCGTGGGTGTAAGAAGTGTGGGCATCAACTAAGTAGATATAACGACACTTCTTTATGCGCCTCTTGCCAGAAAAAGACAGACATGTCTAAAAGATCTAATATATTGGACAGGATAAATGAAATTAGCTGACCTTGTAAAAACTAAAGCCAACAGAGTGCTAGGAATAGACGCATCTACAAACTCTATTGCTTTTTGTTTAATGCAAAACGATATCCCATTAAAGTGGGGTAAGGTTGATCTTGTTGGAGCAGACATATATGAAAAAATATATGACGCTAAGGTTAAGATGCATGCAATGATTGATGAATTAAAAAGCGATTACATTGCAGTAGAGGGAGCGATACTTGTTAGATCTCCAGATGCTGTAATAAAACTATCTTATGTTTATGGAGTAGTTATTGCTGAACTTATGGCAACTGGATCTAGCGTAATCACAATAGCTCCAAGTTCTTGGCAGGCATATATAGGTAACAAGAATCCAACAAAGGATGAAAAAGCGGGAATAAGAGCAAAGAATCCAGGATACGCAGACTCTTGGTATAAAACTCAACTACGTAATATGCGTAAACAAAGAACAGTAGATTATTTTAATATCAAGTACGGGATTAAGTTAGATGATTTTGACGTAGCAGATTCATTTGGGATTGCTCATTATGCCAATAAGGTGTTGACGGAACGATGAAGCTATATCAGAGCCAGACATGGATGTATAGAAGATATGTTGTCCAAAAGAAAACCGTAACCGAAATTGCTGAAGAATGTAAAGTATCTGCTATGACTATACAGAGAGCCCTAGACAAGTTTGGATTAATTAAAAAACGATGAAAATTTATGATGGGAGCTATAGTCAGGCTGGGCAAGAATCATTTGTGCTCAACTCTTTAAAAGAAAAAAGAAACGGATATTATTTAGAGATCGGTGGCTACCATTCTAAATACGATAGCAATACCTATCTTTTAGAAACACAGTATGGCTGGTCAGGAGTAGCCCTAGAAATAGACAAGACAAGATCAGATGAATACAATTCAAATAGATCTAATATATGTTTAACTGCTGATGCAACCACTTTTAATTATTTAGAGTATTTTAAAAACAATAATTTCCCAGATCGTATAGACTATTTACAAATAGATATTGAGCCTGCATTTCAATCTTTAAAAGCTTTAGAATCCTTGCCCCTTGACAAATATAGGTTCTCTATTGTAACATTTGAACATGACCTTTATTCAAATGAAAAAAATTTACTGATAAAGGAAAAGGCAAAAAAGATATTTAAAAAATTTAATTACGTTCTTGTAAAAGAGAATGTAGAGCACGAAGGCAAGATATTTGAAGACTGGTGGGTAGATTCAAATATATACAATGATATGGAGATAGTATGTTAAAGCCAGTATTTGCAGATGTAACAAACTTTAATTGCAGTGACTTGTATTTAAGATCTGTTGGCGCACCAGCTGGAAATAAAATATGGGGAACCTGTCATGAAATTGCTCACATGCTTATTGAAAAGAATATATCCTATGGCAACTCAGCCTTGGAGCCAGCCAGAATATTTTCAACGGCGGATTCAACAGAACAATTAAAGGTTAGAATAGATGATAAACTAAATAGAGTAAAGAATAACCAAGGATACGCTGGGGATAATGATATCGATGATTTAATTGGATACCTAATTCTATATAAAATAGCTAAATCCACTTGATTTTTTAGTCGACTAAGAGTATACTCTAATATATGTCTGATATAGAATTAACCCACCATTTTGACCGCATGAATACTGTGGTTTCAGAATTACTTAAAGGTAACAACCCCACCCAGATTGCCGCCATCACAGGCTTTAAGAGAGCCGAAGTAGTTGAGTTAGTAGATGAGTGGAAGAGTGTTGCTCACAATGACACAGCGGCCCGTGAAAGGGCTAAAGAGGCTATCTCTGGAGCAGACCGTCACTACGCAATGCTTATTAAAGAAGCGTGGAAGACCGTAGAAGATGCTGACACTCAGGGACAATTAAATGTTAAAGCCACCGCTCTAAAACTAATTGCAGACATCGAGGGTAAAAGAATTGGAATGCTTCAAGAAGTAGGGCTACTTGATAGCGCTGAACTAGCAACACAGATCGCAGATACAGAAAGAAAACAAGATATCCTTGTAAAGATATTAAAAGAAGTTACAGCTATATGCCCTAAGTGTAAAATGGAGGTTGCAAAACGCCTTTCTCAAATAACTGGAATAGTTGAGCCCGTTATACTTGATGCGGAGGTTGTAAGTGGATCTTAATTTTGATGATCTAATTGACATACTAGATGGCGAAGAGTTTGATGAACGCCCAGTAGACCTAAGAACGTTTGTTCAAAGCCCAGATTATTTGGGACTACCACCTTTATCTGAATATCAGTATACGCTTATTGAAAAAAGTTCGCAGATCTATAAAGAATCGACACTTGTTAAGCTATTCGGTGAAGATGAGGGTGTCAGGATGTTTAAGCAGACAGCTAATGAAGTTGTTGCTCAACTAGGTAAAGGTTCTGGGAAAGACTACTGCTCTACAATATCAGTAGCGTATATAGTATACTTACTATTGTGCCTTAAGGATCCAGCAACATATTATGGTAAACCTCCTGGAGACTCAATTGATATTATCAATATTGCTATTAACTCTCAACAGGCTAACAATGTTTTCTTTAAGGGATTTAAAACTAGAATAGATAAGTCGCCATGGTTCACTGGAAAGTATGAGCCAAAAGCTTCTGAAATGAAGTTTGATAAGGCTATAACAGTACACTCAGGTCACTCAGAGCGTGAGGCATGGGAAGGTTATAACGTTATCGTAATCATCCTTGACGAAATTTCAGGCTTTGCCACGGAGAATACAACTGGTCATGAGCAAGCTAAAACTGGTGGAGCTATATATGATATGTATAGGGCATCAGTAGACTCTCGTTTTCCAGACTTCGGCAAAGTTATTCTTCTATCATTTCCTAGATACAAAAACGATTATATACAGCAAAGATACGACGATGTCGTGGCGGAAAAAGAAGTTGTTACAAGAAATCATCACTTTAAATTAGACGAGGATCTTCCAGATGGAACCGAAGGTAACGAATTTGATATTGAGTGGGAAGAAGACCATATTATTTCTTATAAGTATCCTAAAATGTATGCTCTTAAAAGACCCACTTGGGAAGTAAATCCAGTAAGAAAAATTGAAGACTTTAAGGTTGCATTCTACAAAAATTCCCAAGACGCATTAGGAAGATTTGCCTGCATGCCAACAGATGCAGTAGATGCATTTTTTAAGTCTAGAGAAAAGATTGAGAATGCATTTAAGAACACTGCACTAGCGGTAGATAATTTTGGAAGATTTGAAGAGTGGTTTGCTCCAGACCCAGACAAAGAATATTTTATACACGTTGACCTTGCACAGAAGCATGACCATTGTGCAGTAGCAATGTCACACGTAAAGAAATGGGTTAACGTTAAAGTAACGGACACATACTCTCAGCCAGCGCCTATTGTTGAAGTAGATGTTGTAAGGTACTGGACTCCAACTCCAGATAAGTCGGTAGATTTTACAGAAGTAAAAGATTATATTTTGTCTTTAAGGTCTAGAGGGTTTAAGGTGAGAGTGTGCACATTTGATAGATGGAACTCTCACGATATGATGCAACAACTTAAGCAGTATGGAATTAATACAGAAACTCTATCTGTTGCCAAAAAGCATTATGATGACATGGCAATGGTTGTAGCAGAGGATCGACTTGATGGTCCGCATATTCCTTTATTAATAGATGAACTACTCCAGCTTAAAATTATGAGAGATAGAGTGGATCACCCTAGAAAGGGATCTAAAGACTTAGCTGATGCTGTATGTGGTTCTATATTTAATGCTATTAAAAGAAGTAAGCCTACAAACAATGAAGAAATAGATATTCACACCTACAGTTCTTTAAAGTGGGATAGGGAAGAAGAAGACACAATTGTTACAAACATGATAAGAGCACCAAGAATGCCTCAAAACTTATCAAATGCA